TCATGTGGAGCCTGGGTATCAACGTCCCGGATTTTATCGCGGTAAAAAAAGTACAGGACATGATAAGGAAGAAAGTCATTGACCAGGACTGTACGGTGAAATGGTGCTCGGCGGTTGACCATCTTACGGGTCGGCAGCTCGCGGACGTAAAGTTCGTTGACATCAGCAGCATTAAGGACATCAAGGAGCGAACGCCCGTTATGTACAAGCTCGGCAAAAAGTGCCACTGGGTCGGGGTCGAGAACGGCAAGGTCGCTTTCAATCCGCTTAAGTTCTCCCAGTGCGTGATGCTCGGCAAACCTGCCGAGAAAAGAGTTCTTATTTTCAAGGAGTAAATCATGGACAAGATTCAGATTGCGGAGGTCGCTCTTGCGACAGTGGGTATGACGGAAGTAATTAAGAATTTCGTACAAGCCGGAGGGAAAAGGCTCTGGACGCTCATCACGCTCCTTGTGGGCGCGGGAATGGTCGCCGTCGCGGTGTTTCTGCCGGAGACGGTGCTTTTCGGCATAGTCGCCGTGAGCGGTGCCGTGGTTTTCTACGACACGGTGTTCAAGCTGTTCAAGAAACTTTTCGAGCTGCTTGTGGCTCGGTTCGTTCCTGCGGCAAAGTCTGACGATGAGACTGACGCGGAAACAATGAATGAGGACGGCGTATGATTTACGTCATTCTTTTTTTTGCCGTTGTTGTCATAATTCTGGGGTTCCGGCTGCTCCGTGTCCGGGAATATTCCAAGAAGCAGGCTGCGGAGCAGGACAGGCTTCTTGCCGAGCTTCACCGGAAAGAGGATTCTATCCGGCTTCTTGAAGCCTGGCAGAAAGAATACAAGGAGATCAAGGATGATGAGTCGAAAAAAGCGGCGGAGATCGCCGAGGCAGAGAGCGACGAGGATGTTATGGATTCTGTCCGTGATATTGTCGCTCGCAATAACGAGCGGGTGCCGGACGACAAAAAGCGAGGTCGTGCTGCCGCCCGTTCCCGAAAGGACGGAGCAGCCGGAGCCTGAGAGCCTTAAGGACGTGGCGCTGCTCCTAAACTACTACGAGTTCCTGCTGGAAGAATGGGAAGCGTGGGGCGCGGCCGTAACTGAGCAGTTCGCCGGATGCGGCGAATAAAAAAACACCGGGAAGTTGATTTCTTTCCGGTGTTTTTTTGTGTCATTATGCGTTCGGAGCCGGCTGCTCGGACGGCTCCAGTCCCTTCGGCGAGGACGGTTCCTGAACGACAATAAAAGAGTATTTCGATGCGATAACTTTGTCCTCGCTCACGTTGAAGTGCTCCGCGATTATCTTCTTGATGTCCTGCTGTGACAAAATAATTCCCTGCTGCATCAGTCCGCCTTTTCAAGCTGTGCCTGTAGCTCGTTGATTTCGTCCCGAACGGACTGCCGAGCCGCCGCAAGCTCATCGTAGTCGTAAGGGTCTGACTCACCCTGTAGCCGCGCCTCATATATCTTGATTATTTTCCAGTCTCCTATGTCGCTCGTAGGCGCATCAAGCTTAGATACAAGCTCCCTTATGCGAGCCTCAATGTCACCGCGTTCCATTTAATCCCCCTGAAAAGTGTTTTATATAATGCGTCCGTCGTGCGCACGCTCTTATATGCGTTATATCTGATTATGTTCCCGCGCCAGCTTTTGTACTGGTCGCGCACTTCTTCCGGCTTCATGCGCCCCGTAAGCACAAGACTTCTGAACTTCCGAAGCTTCCGGCGTTCCCTCGTGATGCTTTTCCGGCATGGTATCTTGATTATCCTGCCGCGTTTGCCGTAGGCATAGCGGATTTTAAGGAAAATAAAGCCCTGTGTGAGCTTGATTATCTGCGTTTTCTTCCTGTTGATAATGATGCCGAGTTTCTCGCAAATAGCTTCAATTTCCGCCAGAAGTCCGCGCAAGAATTCTTTGCTCTGATGTATGACGTATGTATCGTCCATATAGCGTCCGTAGTATTTGCAGCTTTTTACGATTTTGCAAAAGTTATCTATCTCGGTGGGATAGTAGATGCCTATTATCTGCGAAATCTGCGAGCCGATGCCCACGCCCTTGTCGCCGAACGTTTCTATAAGCTCCGTAAAAAGCCGCATCACGTCCGCTTCGTCTATGAGCTTCCCGAACATGCACAATAGTTCTTTGTGGTCGATGTTGTCAAAGTATTTCGAGAAATCTATTTGCAGCACATAACCGTTCCGCCCGTAGCGTCTGTAGAACTTCTCCAGATGCGCCTGTAGTCTCTTGCGCGTGAACTCGATTCCCTTGCCCTTGACGCTCGCGCCGTTGTCGTATATCAGATACTTCCGCGTAAGCGGCGCAAGAATGTTGTCGCATAAGGCTCGCTGCAATACCCTGTCGCTGATATGTAAACTCTTGATATGCCGCCTTTTTCCTCTCTCGTTGATATCGAACTCATAGAACGGCTTCTGCCTGTACGTGCGGTTCTTAAGTCGTTCGCTCAATTCCGCGATGTTGATAAGCTCGTTCATGCCGTACCGCTGCACTGATTCCTTCCACTCAACGCCCTTCTTGCACTGCATATAAGCCTCGTGCAGTACGTTCAGGTCTATCAATTTTTCGTACATTTTTAAACTCCACAAAATAAATAGGGGCGGGCGCGTACAGCGGTACTAGTCGTAACTAACCGCGTCGCCCGCCTTGTTCGGCTCTCGCGCAGGATAAAGTTTCCTTCTTATGCGCACTTGTCTTAAAACTCTGTGCGCCATTCAAATCGGGGACGGACATATTTGTTCGCATTGCTCGCGTTGTTGTAGTTGGCATTACCATTGTTGTTGGCATTGCAGAAATTAGCCGCAGAAGCAAAATTCAAACTTTACCCTCTGTTATTTTCTTTCTTGTCTTGTTGTCACTTCGCCGCCAGCCTTTAAGAAGCGTTTCCTCACGCTTTATCAGCGTTATCGTGTCGGCAATCCAGTTGAGATTGATAGGAAAATGCCGCTTCAAGTATTGCAATTCCCTGTAAAGGTTGCCACATACGCCTATGGCAGCGTTCTGTTTCCGGCGACGGTCGTCGCACTCCGCTTCCGTGGTCGCATAGATAAGGTTCGCGTCTATGATGTTCCGTATGAGCGCGTCCGTGTAACTTATCAATAGCAGCTTCCGCCGCCTGATAAACCATTCAGGAAACTCGCTCACGAACTGCTGGCTCGGCGTTTTACCGTACTTCGCAAAAATCGCGTCTATCGTGTTCTGGTCTGCCTCCTCGATGTTCCTGATTATCTGCTTTACGCTTCTAGGACTCCGCTTAAGCCCGAAATCGCGCAAGCAGAAATCGGTTATATCATCCTGTAGTTTTACGGCGCACCTGTAGAATTCCAGATCGCTCAACGCCTGTAAATTTTTAAGCACGCTCATTTTTTTGCAACTCTATAAAATCTGCAACCCGCCCGCACGGGGCGGGGATTGCAGATCATGCGATTATGAAGCGGGGACGGACACATCTGTACGCACTGCCCGCGGTGCCGTAGTCGGCACGACCATTGGTGTCGGCATAGCAGAAATAAGCCGCAGAAGCAACGTCTTTAAGCCAGTAGTAACCGCTCCGATTATTGCGGGCGACCTCGCTCTGCTGGAACAACGCGAGCTGCCTTACTGCCGTTCCGGTGTCATATCCCGATGAGCTCCAGACTGTCGTCCCAAAGACTTCCGCCTCGCTCATCAGTATCGCCTGAACGCTCACCCATTCCCAGTTGTTCGAACATCCTGTTGCGCTGCCGAAACGGTTGTAGCCGGAACTGTTGATGCTGTTCGATACCAGCTCGCGCACGGTCTTAAGATGCGCACCGAACTCCGCGTAGAGCTGCTGGTTTATCGTCGCGGTGGAAGCCGTGCTGCCCGAACTCGCGACAGACCCGATAGTGGTGGTGTGCATCTCGCTTCCGACGTATCCGCCTGTCGTGTCGTTGCCTGAATTCATCCTCGACCGTCCGAAGTGCTGTTTCTCTGTGGGGTCGAGTCCCTTGCCCGGTACCATAATAAGATGATGATAATTGATTTCATAGCCGGAATCGCCGCGACCCCACGCGCCATCCATGTCGGCGACGGTGACGTACTCCGAGCCTGTCTCCTGGTACGTGCCCGTGCGCTCGTACGCGCTTATGGCGCGGCTCATGTGGATGTAGTCTCCGACGAAAATATCATCCATGAGCGGGTGTCCATTCGTGCCTGCGACGCGGTCGCTGAACGAGCCGTCCGCAAGATACGAGGATATGTCCTTCGGGACGATGCGCGGGATTCGGTGTATCGCGAGCAGGATGTTGTCGATAGCGGCGAACTTCGTGTACAGTCCGCCGGATTTAACCGGGTTGTTGCTTCCGTCTATCGGGGTATCGTCGAAGGTGAGCGTGTCCTGCTTGCCGGAGAGCGCGGTATAAACGCCGCCGGATGATACGGGATTGCCGCTGGATGCGGTCGGGGTCGCGTCTACCGGGCGCACTGCGTCCAGAAGGTCGCCTGCCCCAACGCTATAGTCGTCGCCGTCCGCGACCTGCAAGTGCAATAAATCTGTGCCGAGCGGAGACACGCGCTCCGGCAAGTCCTCTATTCTTACGTCTGCCATGAAATGTCCTCCTTAAGTTTACTGCCTACATGATAAGAGGATAAAGCCGTTCCTGTTATATACGGCGGCGGACGGCGGACAAGAAAAAAAAACACACGCCCCGGAAAAAAGGACTTGCAAAACTGCGGAAAAGAGTTATTATGAAAAACGAGGAGTGACTATGAAAAAGATTAACCTTTTTTGCATTTTTATCTTAATAATCTCTATTTTTAGCTGTGGTGATGCAGGAATGCACACGTTTTTTGTTAAAAACGAAACTTCACAATCTGTAAATGTCGTAAAATTTACTGGACACGGAGAAACTTTTTCTATCGCTGCCGGTGAAACAAAATCTATAGATATGACTTATTATCAAGCCATCAACACATTTACTTTTGCAACTCCGCAACCAAGACTCACTATATCAAGAGAATCGAACAACCTCACAATTAACAATGCCGCGACGACATCCTATGCTGTTTTGAACAATCTGAATCAAACAGTGACGCTTATTGATACTTACCATTCAGATGTAACAAGTACAATACAAGCGCACGGCACGTCAACCGTCGATTTGTATGAGGAAACGCACAACTGGACATTATCCGGAGCAACTTTGGAAAACGGCTTTTATTTCATCGGTTCCGGCAGCAACAAAACGGCATTTACAATAACACAAACCGGAAACAACATAATAATCTCATCGCTTTAGAGTCTATGTTATTTTCAAAGTGCCATTATCATTCCATACAACATTCGACTCACCCGGCATAACTGTCGGCAAATTCTCAAGCGAAAAAACTTTGGAATTTCCTGTATACTGTGTAATAGTCAAAGGATCTTCTGACGTTACAGGAAAGCACGCATCATCTGTACTCCATAGATATTCTTTTGATTTAGTAAGAACAAGGGCTCCATTGTAATAAAATCGTACTGTCGTATAGACAATATAAATATTTGAATACGGTGTACTTCTCCATGTCACATCAAAACTATTAAAACTAATACCAGAATAAGAACCAACAAATTCTGTACCTAAGAACGTCCTTATGTCCGGCAAGTATGGACTTTCATTACTATAAAAAACATTCACATCTACATAATTATATGTTGCACTTGCTGGATTTCTATTCAATAATTTAAGAGGACCGCTAATAATTTCCCCGCTAAAAAAAGATGTTCCGCTTATTTGTATATTTTGCATTTGTCCTGAAGTAGCATTAGCAACACCCGAAAAATGTGCATTACGAGCCTCAAGAACGCCGTCCGCGGAAAGCCTGAACCCTGCGCCCGTTCCTGAGTCGAAATTCTCGCTCTTGAACACGCCGCCGGACTTAAGAATCATCGTCTGCGCCATGAGCGTCTCTATCATCGCGGACATCGCCGCAAGGCTCCTCGCGAACACCACGCTGAACCGCCCCGTCTCAAGGCTCTGAGAATCCTCGCGCAGCATGTCGGAAAGCGCGTCCATGTAATTCCGGTAATTCGCCGGATCCTCGGAGGAAAGCTCCGACCACGCATAGCCGGTCCCGCTCTTTGTCCACTTATAGATGCTTCCGTTCTTCCGCGCAGTGGTCGTGTTGCCGACATAAAGGAAGAAATCTCCGGGCGACGGTGAGCCGGGGTCTGCCGTCTTGGGTCCCAGGTATGTTCCGCCCGCGATATCCTGCGCGGCAGTCTCGGCAATGTCGCGCACATGCCCCTCAAGCATCGGGGAAATCGGCTCTCCCATCGCGATAAGGTCGTTCGTCGCGAGCACGTAGCGCCAGTCGTTCCTGTCGGGTATCCTTCTCCATATTCCCTCGGAGCAGGCCCATACGTCACCTTTCTGGGCGCGGACGGAAACCGCTATATGGTCGCCGTCCTCGGTCGCGATAACACCAGCGTCCGCCACAATGCGATAGGATGCCACGACAAACGACGCTCCGGCAAGGAAAAAAGAGCCTTCCTTTGTCTCCGCAAGAGCAGCGGAGCTTGTGACGACTCCCATGTAGTCGCCGGAAGAGACGGACTGCCAGCCCTCATCCACGACATAGCGGTAAAGCTGCCCGCCGTAGTAGCCGAGCTCGTCCGAAAGTCCGGGGTCGGAAAGCGACGAGAGCACGCGGACGTATGCGAGCGCGGTCTGGGTAAGAACAGCCTGCGCGAACATCTGCGCGTCGTAGTAGTCGTCGTAGTAACCGTTCATGTCGTCCGAGGAAGTAATGACAGTGTTTGCCTGCATGTCGTCGAACACTTTTATCGTAGAATATAGATACGTGTAGAGCGCGTTGTAGACAGTCGTAAGCCCTGTTATACGCGGATCATCGGAGAGCCCCTTAATCTCCGCCTGCTGGAGAATGGCGAGGTACGTGCGCCGGAGCGCGACAAAATCGCGCTTGAGAGTTTTCTTCTCCTCCGGCGTGATGATGCCGTCAGCGGCCGCGTCCTGGTAGAACTTATCGGCGCGGGACGCGACATTGACAACCGTCTCCTGGACGCTGCCTATCTTCGCATCGATGGCGCGGGCAGCTCCGCCTGTGAAATCCTCAAGCACCTCAAGCGACTGCACCACAAGATGCTCACCCCGCATGTTACGCTCTGTCTCTACCATATACGCCTCCTGTTATTTCTTTGAGCTGCCTTTTCCGCCCGTGATGTCCTTCGCGAGCCCGTAGACCGTACTTAATCCTACATCAAAATTTCCGTCCTCGTCAGTAAAAAACTTGTAGATCTCCTTGATGCCGGATGTCGGAAGTCCGAGAGCAAGCCCCACGCCCTCGCCGAACTGCCCGGCGGCTTTCGTCCAATTGCCGCTCGACACGTTCATCACGGCAGAGCCAAGCTTCGTTATCATCGGGGTCATGTCCGTTCCCGTGGAGAGATACGTGCTCCGTCCGGTGAGAGCTTTCTGCGCGACGGTCGTAAGGTACGAGCCGATGAGCGGAACGGAGTCCGTGAACTGAGTCGTGCCGTAGAAAATGAGGTTACGGAGCGCCTTAAGCCGCTTCTCGTCGTCGTCGTCCTTCTTGCCGCTTCCTGCCGTCACTCCGTCCATGAGCATATTCATAGCGATTCCGGCGACGGCGTAACCGGCTATCATGCCGGCGGCGCGGCGGAACTGCTTCGTGCGGACTGCGGCGGGCAGGTCGTAGCGGATGTTCTGCCAAATGACGTTAAGGGAAGTCTGGAACTGAAGATAAGCCTTCGCGAACTCGGAGCTGTTCTTGTAGAGCGGCGCGAGGTCGGAGAGACGGCTTGAGGGCTGGCACTGGCGCGTACAGTCGTCCGCGTAGCGCACGGCGGCGGCCTCTATGTCAGCTTCCGTAAGCACCGCGTCCTGCGCGGCTTTCTCTATCTGCTCGGCGGTAAGAACTGCGTCCGGGCTTTCCGGGGTGACGTTCCGCTGCTCCGCCTCAAGCTCAGCTTTCTTCCGGTCATAAGCGCCCTCGTTCTCCTGGGCAAGCCGCGCGTATTCCTTCTTGTAGCACGCGAGCCATCCGGGAGCGACGCACGCCCAGTCAATGAACTCAAGGCCGGACATACCTTTCTTCTCCAGCTTCATGAGCTTCTGCTTGAGCGGAGTGTCGGCTTTCTCGGCGAGCTCGTCCACCAGGTCATAGAGAGGATCCTGCACGCGGTTCCGCATGAAAAGAGATTTTTCCTTGATAAGGTCAAAGCCGTGGTTCGTGACGCACTGCCACGCGGCGGAAGCGTACTCCGCCGGAGAAACGAACTGGAAGTAAGGCGCGGGCGAGGTCGCCGCCTGCTTAAGTACGCCGGAGAGTTTCCAGGCAAGATAAGCCGGCGCGGTTTTTCCGCGGAGCGTCCGCATAAGGTCGTCGCCTGCCGTGCGGACTTTGTTCGCGTTCGGGTTCGCTACCTCGTTGATGTAGTCGTCTATGTAAGAGAGCATACCGCGTCCGTAGCGGTTCTCTATGAAGCGCCTGGTGTAGTCCGCGTCGCGTCCTTTGTACACGCGGTTAAGCTCGCGCACATACGGCGCGT